AGCGCAACAGAGAGATGGTAACGGCAAGAGCGTTGTTCTGCTACATCTGCCGAGTTAAGATGAAGAAGTCGCTCAAGTACATCGGTCGCTTTATTAATCGTGACCATAGCACCGTAATTCACCTGGTAAGCAACTATGACAATTATCTGAACATGAAGTATAAAGCCGAAACCATCTACTATAATGCCGCAGTCGATAGATTTAACAGTATTCAGGGGAGTTGAGTTTCTGTCTATCATTTTGGAAACTGAAACCGAGGTCATCTACTACGCAAAGAAATACATCAAACAAGGATGGGAAGTTTACAGCATAGACAAAGGCGCAAAGATTACATTGAGTTATGACTATGAATAAAATGTGCATAAATCAGAATAAAATGCAATTATCTTTGTTATATCAAAAAGGCGCAGATAATCGCAGATTTAACAACTCAAGGATGGGTACGAGATGTCTGCGTTAAAATTGGCAAAGAGCTTGCATCAGATTTGTATCAAGAATTGTTTGTAATTTTATGCGAGAAGGATGACAAGTGGATTGAAGATAAGTACGCATCCGGTTATTGGGAAGGTTTTGTTATTCGAATTGTGATGAATCAATACTACGGCAAGTATACAAGTTTCGCAAAAGGTTTTTTAAACCCAATTGGATTAGAAGACGTTGACCAACTTGAGTTACCTGCTGACGAGTACAACATACAAAGCGACCTAATGCAGTTATGCGTTGACAAAGTAGTAAGCGAATTAGATTGGTATCATATGACCGTATGGACTTTGTATCGTGATGGAGACAAAGAAAAAAACGTCGCTCAGATGAATGCCCGATCATTAAATAGAAGCACCGGAATAAGCCGCCACGAAATTTGGCGAGTTATAAAAATGGTAAAAGAAAGAGCAACCCAATTGTATGAGCAAAAATATGGCAAACACTTTATATGAAATATTAGGTATTGCAAGCGCAGGAGTTATCCTTGTTCGCAATTGGACTTATCGGATAGGGGTTAAGCCTTTTACGTGTGAGCTGTGTATGGCGTTTTGGTTAGGCGCGTTATACTTTCACTCGATAGAGGGTTTGACCTTTGCCTTTTTATCAGCAGCCATTGCAACCTTAATAAATAAATATTTATGAACGACGAACAAATAAATTTCACTATGACAGTATTGCGCCCAGCGTATATGCTTTATAGAGAAACCCAAGTATTCAAGTTAACACCAAGCCAAAACGTACAACTTGGTGAACTTTACAAAGAGATTAACGGCAGACCTATGCCCATGTGCAGTACCTGCGTAGTTGAAGGGGTGCTGTCTATGGTGATCAGAGCCGAAAGTTTACAACAAGCACAAATCGCAACGGATGAACAACGACCAAAGCGTAGGCGCAAATAGTTTTAACGGTAATTGGAATGACCGGACTTGCTTTGAATGGGAGATGGCTAACGGTATTACCCTTGAGAACCCAGGCTTTGTTCGGATGTACGAGGCAACCGCAAAGGTAATCTCTGAGTTAATACCCTTTGAAAAGTTTACCGATTTAGGTGGTGGGGTAGGAGCATACTCAAAAGCAATGCGTGACATCGGCAAAGAGGTACACTACTACGATGCTAACATTCACCATCACGAGTACGCAAGCGAACGCAGAGCAGCCAATCGGTATCATTTCGGTGACTTCACCAATATGAAAATCACCGGTGACTTGATTGCAATGATAGAAGTCGCTGAGCATATTGCTGACGAAAAATTGATACCTTTTTTGACAAGGGTTGAATGCAACTACTTTCACTTTAGCAGCACGCCACTAACAAATAAGATGGATGCTGATTGGGGGCATATTAATATAAAACAAGAACCTGAGTGGATTGCTTTATTTGAGGCTTGCGGATTTAAGTTTTTGCAAAAAGTTCAATACCCGACATATTGGTCTTTGCTATTTACGAAATGAAGAAACACAAGCAAGTTTACTTTGACTACTACGACATAGACCCAGGTGACTTTGTCGCTTGTGAGAATTGCGGTAGGCAAGGAGTTGACATACACCACTTGAAATTTCGTTCACAAGGTGGACAAGACGTGATTGAAAACTTGATGTGCCTTTGTCGTGAGTGCCACTTTGAAGTACACAACGGTACGAAGATTAAGACTGAAGATTTGATTGAAAAACATTTAAAGAATCTGTGAACAAATAGTGAGACCCTATGGCAAACGAAGAGAATTTAAAACCATTTAAAAAAGGAGATGATCCCCGACGTTGGGTAGAGGGCAGACCTAAAAAGTTCACCACCGAACTCGCAGAGCATGGCTACAAGTTAAGCGAAGTCAACGACAGCATACAAGCGATTATGGCAATGAACGAAGTTGACATAAAGGAAGTGCTAAAGAACGCAGATGCTACCATGCTTGAGAAGACAGTTGCCCGTGCCATCATTAAGTCATACGAGAAAGGTAGCCTTTACTCAATGGATACTTTGTTAAGTCGGGTATTTGGAAAACCGAAAGAAACTATAGACGCAAGTGTAGAAGCTAAAATAGTTAATGTAACTTTGAAATTAGATTAAACGGAAAATATATGGAAGATAAATTAAATCATAACCCAAAGCAAACGGCAGTTAATTGGGTAATTGGTGAAATAATGCGACATCAAATGACTATGTATGGTACGGCATCAATGCCATTGTATATTTTAGAAAAAGGCATACAAATGGAAAAAGAACAAATGGAAGATGCACAATGCGGTTATATTGGTGGTTGGGAAGAAGGCGAGTTTGACCAATACTATAATGAAACATACGTAGGTAACAAATAAACACAAGGAAAATATATGGAAGACATCACATTTTTAGGAAGTGCCTGGTCAGATTACTATGGTGTTAGTGTAGCAGTGAACTACGAAAAATTACAGCAAGCAATTGCAGACGGAAAACTTGAGGTCAACAAGTACGGAGATGTCCGCATCCGAGTTCAGAAGTTGAAAGAGGCAAACAGCAAAAGCAAAGCGACACACTATGTTGCCGTGCCGAAGCCAAAACCCGACAGCCCATTTTGAAAATCCTTTGTTTATTAGACGGTATTAGTGGCGTGTCCTTCCATAGGTTGTACACGCCCTATGCCCGTTTACAACTTGACCATGACGTTGTCGTTGACATCTCGCAAGACAAAACCGAGTGGGCAGATTTGCCGTATGAGAAATACGATGTCGTTGTGTTTAATCGTTGGTTAGGACATTTGCAGTACAATATATTGCCAATCCTTGCAGCAAAGAAAATCCCGTTCATTTGCGATAATGATGACTATTGGGTTGTGCCACGTTACAATCCAGCATATCAGTTTTATCGTGCCTATTTAAAAAACGGAGTTAAGGATGCCATCACTTACGCTGATGCTGTCAGCTGCACTACGCCACAACTTGCAGAGGTGATTAGACCGTTCAATCCCAACGTGTACATTTTGCCGAATGCTCTTGACCCAGCACAGCCGCAATGGAAAGTCACGCAGACAATCCGTTCCCATAAACCGACAATTGGATGGGTTGGGGGAATCAGTCACCTGGAAGATATTAAACTTTTAAGCGGACAAATCAAACGCATCTGCGAAAAGTACAACTACCGATTCCTAATGTGCGGTTATCACAGCAATAGTAAAATATGGCGTGAAATGGAATACGCCATCACCGGTGAATCGCCTATTAACAGACCGCATTGGTTTGAGGTCAGAGAAGGCACGAGAGCAGACATATACGGCACTTACTATTCAGAGATAGACATTGTACTCGCACCATTAACAAAGACCAAATTTAACCGCTACAAAAGCGAATTGAAGATAGTTGAGGCGGCTGCATATTCTCTGCCGATTGTCGTGAGCAAAGTTGAACCGTACACAAACCACGGTAACAATTTAGGGGTGTTTTTTGTTACAGACAACGATTGGGTAACGCCCTTGAAACAGCTGATAGAAAGCGACAAAAGCAGTCAAGTCGGTGCGGTCAACGCTGCCTATTGTGACGTGAACCACAACATACACGTAATTAATCACGATCGCATGGAAATGCTTCGTAAGGTTATAGGTTAACAATTGCGATAAAAAAGTAAACTTATAGGTTAAAAAATGCAGATTAATAAAATATATAACGAGAACTGCCTTGACACAATGTCAAGAATGCCTGACGAGTTTATAGATTTGACCGTTACTTCTCCACCTTATGATAATTTGAGAACTTACAATGGATATTCATTTGACTTTGAAAGTATTGCAAAAGAATTGTACCGAGTAACAAAACAAGGCGGTGTTTTGGTTTGGATTGTTGGAGATGCTACAATTAAAGGAAGTGAAACTGGAACAAGTTTGAAACAAGCATTGTATTTTAAGGACATTGGATTTAATCTTCATGATACAATGATATGGGAAAAACATAGTTTTAATCATGATTATAGAAGAGCAAGGTACAAGCAGTATTTTGAATTTATGTTCATTTTAAGTAAATGCAAACCAAAAACATATAATGAAATAAAAGATGTACCAATAAAAAATGCAGGTAAAATAATAAAATCCTCTAAAAGATTACCAAATGGAACTATGCGAGATTATGGTTATATAAAGTTAAACGACTTTCAAGCAAGAAGTAATATTTGGAAAATAAATAGTGAAAATAAACCATTACATCCAGCTCCTTTTCCTGAAAAATTAGCTAACGATCACATTATAAGTTGGAGCAATGAAGGTGATTTAATTTATGATTGTTTTATGGGAAGCGGCACAACTGCCAAAATGGCTATATCAAATAATCGTAATTGGATAGGAAGCGAAATTAGTTTAGATTATTGTCATATAATTAACGAAAGAATAAAGCAAACCAAACTTTTATAATGGACATACACTACACCCGACCAAAGTTAACAAGCTATCAAACCGCTATCCTTGACAGTCCTGCAAGGTATACGGTTACAGCTGCGTCGACTAAAACGGGTAAGACTGCAAGCCATATAATTTGGCTATTTGAGCAGGCATTGTTACTAAAGCCGAATCAAGCAGTATGGTGGGTTGCACCGGTATACCAACAAGCGGAGATTGCATTCCGAAGGATGAAGAACCAA